ACCAGCCGCTACCGATACCGCCAGTGCGACAACACCGACCTTGAGATTTGCTGAATCCGTCAATGACTCGTATGACAAGCCCGCCGCCGTAGATGCACCGAACCATGCCGCCACGAATACCGTGACTGCATTTTCTACCAGCTCTTTAATAAATTTAACGCTCATGTTGTCTCCTTCGTAGGTGTACTCAATTTTATCATCTATTTTTATCAGCCTAGAACATTGAGGTCAAAAGTCCCAAAATCCAAGTCGTCAAGGATGAAGTTGATTTCGGCGACAGATTCATGGGTAAATACGTGCCCCTGGGGCCGTGATGGCTCAACGGCGGCCAAAACTCGTGCACTCTCATCTCCGTCTACAGAAGCATCGGGGGTCTCGGATGTGAGAGTACGCAAATGTATCTCCCACTCATTATTTAAATAGTTGGGCGAAACCACAACTTTTTGGTCCCCCGTCAGAACCTGTTTGGCTGCCTGTTTGACCGCATAGGTGCTTCCGCTCCCGTACCCATAAACCCGTGTTTGCAATTGCCACTTTCGGTAGTCGTCATCACTTGACTGGACGGCGGCCACTTGCCCCAACCGATGGGTCGCTATTGCCGTTGGTGTTGTTACCGCCGTCCCACCAGATGGGGCCGAGACGACATCTGCTGCCGTCAGGGCGTATGTAAAAGTTGCGGTAGTGGGGACAGCAACGATGTCAAAGGTCCCGTTAAATGTCGCATCCACGCCTGTAACTGCGACCGAATCCCCAACAAGAAACTCGTGGTCCACAGAAGTGGTCAGTGTCGCGACATTGTCGGTCAGGGCCTTATTGTCAACGGTTTTGGTATTCGCGCCGACGGGCGTGCTAACAACATCGGCCGCTGTCCGCGCATACGTGAATGTTGTTGCCCCCGGTACAGATATAACTGCACAGGTCCCATTGAACGGGGAACCCATTGATGTAATAACTACGGTGTCGCCAACAACAAATGTGTGGCTGACGGAGGTTGTTAGGGTCACCACGTCGGACGTTAGGACTTTGTTATCCACGGTTTTGTTCACCACGGGGTCAAGTGCAACAGATTCCGTTACGTATATGCCCGTTGATGGATTGGCGCCAATAAACATCGTGGCCCAATCAAAATATGTACTGGGCATTATTTCGGGGTCCGTCAGAGTGCTGTGGAATAAGTTATAGAGCCGATTATCAACTTGCAAATCATCACCGGGGCTCAATTCGTGTATCTCGTAGTGGAACAACTCAACGTACTTTTTCATTACATCATTGCTAACCCCCGTAAGTGAGTGCCAAAATTTAGACAAAGGGTAGGTTGGATTTGATTGCTGGGAGTCGATGTCAATTAAAAAATCAGGGAACATACCCTTGCCCTGGTTCCAGTAGGTGTTATACAAAAAGGGTTTATCCAACGTTAGGACGGGCTTGGTAATAAAAATCGGCTGCGCCTGATGTCCGTTAACCGATATCCGTACGGAAACATCAGAATGTGGGGCGTGTATATCAAGTTCGTTGGGGACCAATATGTTTGAATATACGGCAGTCCACGCGTTTGGTCTCACCGAGATGGCCGTGCCCGTATCGGCACTTAGCACTTCAGTAAATTCTAGACCCGAATGATATAGGTCAGTGGTTACCGTCACGGCACTGGAACAGTAAACCATGCAATGAAATATATATTCATCTGATGCCGACAATTGGTCAACCTGTATTGAGAGATTCTCAATATCAACATTACTAGCATTTCCGGGGTTAATCCGCAACGAATAATTTTGAGCGCGATAAACGAAATCAGAAACAATGCTTGACGACGCAAGCGCGGTGACCACATTCCAGTTGGGCGCGTACCCGTTTATCGGATACACAACATCGCCGCCAGACCGAGAATATAAAGCATCAAAATCGCTTAATATATTACTGGTTATCATGACTACATACCGTAATTCAAAATAGTTGTCAGGGATATATTGGCGGTTATTACGGACGGGATATCCCCTTTGTCCTCAAACTCTAAATCCCCGTTATCAAGGAGCGTCATATTTGACCCACCAAGCACAAGGTCTGAAACGTAGTCAACCCCAGATATGGATGACAGCATGGATAAGACATCGTTATACCGAATAAGGCCAGATGCTACCGAGTATGTCAATAAATTAATTCCGTTAGTTAGCACGTAGTCAACAGCCAGCTCGGTCGTGTCTTGTCGGAATGTGGAATTAATATATATAGTTACCGATATCGTCGGGTAAACTACTCGTGCATCACTCATGCGGACAACTAATCCAACGTGTGATTTTGCGACAATGTCTCGGTGGATGATGTTTTTCTCGGTAAAGTTTAAAAAATCTCCGTTCCCGTATAGATAAATAGAAACGGTTCCCGGGACATCAGCGGCGGTCGTATCAGAATTGGCATCCGAATCAGTAAGGTCATAGACTAAGGCGCGAGAAACGTTTAGGTATGTCGTACGAATGTATTGACCCATTTGGGAGGCGGTCACAAAATTCTCACTAAGAGAACGCAGAAACGAAGCACCACGGATTAAATACTCTGAATCGGATTCAGAAACGGAACCCTGCACGAAATTGCCTAACGCAAAAACAGTGCCGATTGACGCCGAAAAATCTGTAAGCAAAAATTCGTCGCCATCGGCGGCAGATGCAGATATTCCCACCTCGCGGGCAACGCATGGTATGTCCACGTAAGGACGTTCGGTCACCGTTAACCCGCCAGATGAATACGACCCAGTGGCGCCATTGGTTACAGTAAAGCCCGAACCCGATGCGGTTGCAACGGATGCAAACGAAAGATTAAAAGCACTTGGAGTAATGCCGGTAATCGTCACCACGTCCCCAGCCTCAAGGTCATTTGTTGCAGTGTATGTTACGGTCGTTCCATCGCTCGTCACATTGGTTATTGTCGCTAATTTTTCCGTTACACTTGGCATAATTGTTGAGTTAATTGTCTCGTAATACGTTGTTAGTGACTCGGAAAATGCTACTACCGCGTGTGAAAAAATAGTACCCGATGGAATAAATTCGCCATCGTAACTGAGTAACTGAACGCGAGCGGAAACGGATGCCCTGCCTCCCGACAGGCGCTCAAAGCCCATCATTGACAGAACTCCCTCCATTAATTTATTTGGGAGAGCGTTAATGTGGGTAACCGCTACCGAGGTCATATATGCCATGGCTTGAAACATGCCGTCCTCAATGGTCCCCTGGCGGAGCTGAAAGTCCGGCATCACCATTTGCGCTATTTCAATGGCATTTAGGTAAATTTCACTTGGTTGCTTATCGTAAATGCGGAGATTCACGTAAGGAGAAAAATCAGCGGCCATATTAGTTAATCCTAAACTCCACGTCCAAGGTGATTCGTTCCGCCTGAGGGTTCATTGAAATGTTCGCCAAACCAACGGTTATTTCTGGGACAAACCGCGCCGCATGCGCCATGAAAACATTGCGGTCAACCAGTTGATACGATGGGTCAAATACTCCAAATCGTGGAGTTAACGGGTGGGTCCCCGGCTCCGTCAACGCGGCAAAACTTAAAAGTTGCTTGTAGTACTCCGGTGAACCCTGAATAAGTTTGACCATGCCCGTTGAATTGTATTCAATAGGGAATTTAATGGTATCCATTTAAAAAATCTTCCCTCCGTGGTTATTAATGTACATGGTCATTACTTTCTAAAAAGGCAACACGGGATACGAGTGCATTGAACTGAGCAAGTGTTGGGTACACATCAGCAGACGTATTAATTCTACCAATAATAACGGATTTATATACATCGTTTTCCAAAAACGCGAATATGACCGAATCGTTGATTTTCAAAGACAGCGCCGGTGTCCCCCCTATCGTGCCTATGTTTGCGAAACTGACACCCAGCGTGGGAACATTAACGGATGCCTTTCCTTTGATGATGGATGTTATGTAGCCAAGATACAACCCGCCGCCCTGAAGGGGGGCCTGGGCGCCACCTTCATGACGTACCCGTTCGGGGTTGCGCTGAATGGTCACGATTTGGGTCCCAGTCCCGGAATCGACCACGGTGGGCCGGTCTCGGTTACTAGTTTGCCACTTCGGCCCAATAGATAGGGCATGAGAACGTCCGGTCCGGCTGGGTCACCAGTTTGAGGGTACATCGCCCCAACCTGCAAACCGGTAATTTTCACCTTGGGGTCGCGTTCCGGTGTGGCGAACGTGATGGACACCGGGTCGGGCGATAATTCCTCATAATCAACTGCCGTTATCAAGTAGTACCCAACAAACGTTGGAATGCCTCCAACGAAAACAGTCATGCCGGGGCGCAACACGACACCACTAGCGCGGGCGATGTTTGCCGAGCCGTTTGCCTCCAATGGGTCATTATCCCCCTTGTGCATCTCGGGAATGGACATTGTTTCAAAATCCTGTCCGGTTGAACCAGGCACCAGTGGGACGAATCGGTGAAGGACTTTTGTGGTTTTCGTTCTGCCGGTAGTTGTGTCTTTTATTTTTTTATCAAATGTCATGCTGTGGGAGCCCCACTTATGCATTAGCCACTTCATTGATGCGAAATATAGCACCCCATCAACCTCAAAACACTCAAACTGCGCCTGCGACGCAAGGTTTTGTATTACGCTCCACAGGGAGTCGGCCTGTCGTGTCCCGGATGCCTTAGTGATGTTTTTTGACTTAGTCGTAACTTCGCCCACAAAGTCTAGCCCGTATTTTCGCGCCGCTTGTTTAACGAATTCCGTGCCATTGGTATTGGGAAAACTGCCTGATTTCTTATCTCGTTTCATTTGCTGAATTGCTTTGGTTCTGCATTTTACTTGCCAAATTGGGTTTACGCCTTGACTCTGCGAAACTGTTATATCGGCTACTTCCATTTTTAAAGCACGAAAGCCAACGTTGATGGTCATATCATTTAGTGGCGTAACACTGCGTATTGACTTTGTCACAAATAAAACATCGCGTCCAATATTGAAATAATTATTAGCACCAAACTTAAATCCGGAATCAAAAATTTCTAAAGTAATTTCCGTAACCATCTTGGTAGAGTAACTTACCCGTGCACTTAAAATTGACTTAGAGATATCTTCGGACACTTTGGTTGCAAGGTCGCCAAAATAGATTTTAAATGGGTCGGCCTGTCCAAGCATTAGTTGCTGACCCCATTAACTAGGGGACTAAATAGCATAAACGCTTGCTCCGTGCAATCTCTTATACAGGTAGTGGCCGACGGCGGCGGGCAATTTACTTTTTTACACGGCGTAATAGGTGGCATAAATATTACCGAAACTTCTTCAATTGGAATTTCCTGAAGGGTCATTGAGCATGTGGCTCGCGATATGTGCGATGGCGAACCCGGGGTGCGCTGCGTGGACGAGATTGAGAAATCGCTTATAACAAACTCAACACCCCTGCCCCGTGTGAATAACGGATATCTTAATTCCTCAGACACAATTGCATCCATGTTGTAGAGGGTAACAGGGTATGGTGCTTGGGCCATTTTGCGTAATGTCGTCAACTGGTTGTCAACTGAGGTGAACAAGCCGTCCCCATCGGCCACGTCAAAATTAAATGATATTTTTAATAACTGGAAAGACTGAAAATCAACAATAGGAAAGTTTGCTTTACGTTCTATTTCTGTCCACTGTGCACCGAGTCCAGAATACTGAACATTAATTGGGATGTATGGAAATTCATAACGCAACGGTTCGGACATAATTACCTGCGATAACTGCTCTTGGCCTGCGGTATTTTTTGATGTTTTTGTGTACGAATATTGCTGTACTAGCGTTGGCTTGCTTGTCGTATTCCAACCAGTTGGTTTAATGTATCCAGCCAGACCTCGGGCCTGAAGCCGAATACGCATGCTCTCGGTGGCGGGGGTGGCACCGCCGCCAGGCTGCCTAGGCACCCCACCAGACCCACCGGACCCACCAGACCTGCCGGAGCCACCAGAGCCACCAGAGCTCGCTGCGGTGCCAATTGCGAGCATGAGCGCATTAACACGGTTGGTTAGCATTTCCCCGGTGACCCCCTGTGCCCCGAGCAGGTTGGCGTACACCAATCGTATTTGTTCTAAAAATCGTGTCTTTACTACACTCAACGGGTCGGTCATTTCGTCAGTGGCATCAATCATTCGCAACAATGTATTCAATGTGTCTAAATTCAGGGTTGCTGAACCCTGTTTGATGAGATACATAACGGCAGCATCATAATTTAGTTTTCCGCCACTGGCGAGCCCTAAGCCCTTTTCTATGTCCGTTTGTGCCAGTTGCGGTTGAACGGGCGCGCCACCGAGTAAATTAGAGAACGTTATCGTGCCATCGGGTATTCCATACAGCCCCCGAGGGTCAAAACTAACTTTTGTTGTTGCTGTCGTGCTCTTTTGAATAAACCCATCAATCGGCCCGGCTGTGTTTAGGGCGATATAGGGCATTAAATTATTAATGTAATTTGCGTATGCCGTCGCATGTGATTGAGTATTAAAAATTCCAAAGTGATTGAATGCCGGAGGGTAATTAGCGGGATTATAAAAGCCAAACTTTGTCGCTGAGACCGCAATATCCTGAGTGCCAAAGACTCCAGAACTATAACCTTTACTAGCCCCGGGAAACCCAGAGTTGATAGCGACACCAACCTTGTATCGCCGCGGCAGTACCATCCACTTTGTTGGATTGGTCACGACTAAGTTCTTTTTCACAAGGTTTGCACCCTCGGTCCAACTTTCAAGAAAATCAAAGTTGGCTTCGGTTATTTCAATAGCCGTTGCTAGAACTTCCGGTATTCCATCGTTGCCTGGGGCATCGGCATTTTCAATAAATTTGGCCGTATTGATGTTCCATCCATTATAGGACAACGGTATTGTCGCCGGGGCAACAGGATGGGTCGCCTGGTTTCTCCAAGCCTGAATTCGTACCAAGGTGTCGTTTGTAACAAATATTGGTAATTTGATATTGGCAACTGTTATAAAAAATGGACTCCAATAAAATGCGTAACCAGTAGTGGAGCCAGGAACGCCCGCCACGGTAAACGGCGTAACGGGTGTCCCCGATAAAGTTTTAAGCCCTGCCGATGCCTGATATTCCTGCAAATTGTAAGGCGACAAAGCCCCCTTCTTGAAAATGCCACCCAAGCTAACGTCGCCGAGCTTTGTTACTGGGGGTGCGGTTTCGGCGCTGGTAAGTGCAACGTTTGCGAATGCCGAATCTATCGCCGACCATTTGTAATTATACGACGCGTCCGAACCAACCGTCCAACCATTGTCCGGTATTGATGCAAATGCGGGCCCAGAGACAGACAGTGACGTCATGTTTTGCGAGTTACCCAATCTAAACCAATTAGTTATTGTTCCACTTGCTGATACGGCGCTGGGTATCCAGTAGGTTGTTTGCCCCAGTGGCCATAGGGTGCCGCGTTTTAACCATGGGGAATTAGCTGTAATTTGATTTTTGGAGGCACCGTAGAAAACGGGGTCAAGTTCCTCAAATACGGGCACCCAAAATTCGTTAGTCACCAATGGGGTATAGGGCGAGACTTTTAAGCATGTTTTTTGTCGTATGTGTAGTTTTTTTGCGACCGGACGCAATATCAGACTTTTAGCCGCACCCCACTGCGAACCATATTCGTTTGTGGTGGCACCAATTCCAACCATGCCATCGCTTAGAATCCCTTGAGATAGGTACTTTAAGCTAGCGGCAGGAAATGTAGTTACCCCAGTTGGAATCGTGTATGCACTTTGAATCGGTACGGCCATTATGCCCTCTGCGAATTATTGTATTGCATGGATTTAATCTTTCTCATAGTGATTTCCGCTATTTCATTAGCGCTGTGACTACCCGCTTCAACGGAAATATTATAGGTGTTAGTGACCGTAGTGCCAGATTGACCCGTTGGTGAATATGAACCAAATGATGCAGGGGCGGTTGTGTCGCCCGTGGGGCCAGCGCCAGGGACAACATGAAGGTGACGACTACCGTTTACTCCGTGGAACTCCGCAAATCCGCCATTTGACTGCACGAGACGCCCATATGCGCCGAGGTTCTGTCCAGTTAGGTCATAAGCGCGACCCATAACGTGGTCGGAACTCGGCGAGCCAAGACCGGTTGTTCTGTAGGCCGATGTCACGGTCCGAGAGCCAGTTAGTTGTCCATCCATTGCGGAGTGACGACCCATTGTCCTTGCTAAACGGGAAGACGTTGTATCGCCAAAATTAGCGCCCCGTGGCGATGATGTATCAGGTATATCAAGTTTCTTCATCTCGTCAATCAATGTTTTAAATGCTTCTGCCGTAAACCATGCGGGCTGATTAGCGGCGTCGCTTTTGAAGAAAACTCCAAACTCGGTAATAAACTTGTCAAACACTTTTTGCAATGACTCATCAAGGTCGGATATTTTTCCAAGCGAAAGCGCCATGTCTTGGTCGCTGGCAACAGACCCCAACCCGACATCTTGGGCTGTAAAGTTTTTATCGTAAACCTGAAATGCTTTTACGATTGCACTCTGACTCGCCATGTCAACACCCTCAAAAAGGGAGTTGCTTTCAACGGCGCTACTTAGCCCCGACGCCGCGCCCGCATTAGTTTTGCTTAACCGCGAAATATACCCAGAAAATAATTCTGAGTTGAGAGCGCTGCGCCCCCCGCCATCCCCGGTTCCCTGAATCATTTGATTGTTTATAAATCCGCCTAAATTCACTCCTTGGTCGCGGACCGTTTGGGCAAGAAATCTATCCATCACCATGCCGCTATTACCAGAATAAACGGTGTCCTCTTTGCCGTATAGATAGCCAATTTGACCATCGGCACCTTTTTGGCTGTATGCCGACCCACCACGACCAAGTAGTTTTTGGGCTTTTAGTGCCCCCTGCAGGCCTCCACCGGCTTGTGCGATGATGTCGGGGAGGACATCCGCCATTCCTTTCATGAGGTCTGTATCCGAAATTCCGCCACTCGCATCCATCTGACCGCGTAGCACCGATAGTTTTTCGTCTAATATTTTTGGCGCTTCAAGTTGGGTAATCGCTTCTTGAAACATTTCAAGATTTTTGATAGCAATGTCGGTTTGTATGCCCTTCATTTGCGCCGCTGTAAGAGTGATGGCCATCCCCATTTTTTCTAAAACATCGGTAAAAGACATGCTTGCATCCATAAGATTGACATTCATCGTCCGTGCAAGATTCTCAACTTCCATTTCTGATTTTCCAGAAATCCGCCCTAACTCTTTGACCCGTTTGCCGTAAGTCTCACTCAGCGCAGTGCCAACCTTCATTCTTTCCCCTTGTTCTTTTACTAACTTTTCCAAAAACTGTTTTGGTGTTACTAGTGCAGATTTGGATTCTTCTTCCGTTAGTTTTGAGCCGTATTTAGCTTGATTGTCTACAATGTCCTTAGCGGCCGCGCGCTGACGCCCTGCCTGAACCTCCCCAGAGCCTGTGGACACAAGTGCCGATGCCGCCAACTTGCTCAAGACCTCTCCCTGCCCCAATATCTCAGGAAAGATATTTTTTATAGACGAATCGCCGACCCCTTTTTGATTTGCAATTGCTAAACCCGCTTTCGCAAAAGCGCCCCTTTGTTGACTGGCGAGCATTGAAGATGCAGCGCCCTGTGCTGCTTTATTTTGTGCTTTTTGCTGGTTGATGTGGCCCATGATGCCGCCGCCAACAAGCCCGATAAAGGCACCAACGGCAGTTCCGATACCCGGGGCAATCATGCTTCCGATTGCTGCACCAGCCGCCGCACCCATCCCCGCACCGCCCTTGGCATTTTTGGCATTAAGGGCAGCACCGCCAAAACCAATTGCAAGACCTAACAATGGATTAAACATTGCGATAGATGCACCGAGAGCCATGGCTCCCTGCGCGGATGGGTCCATTTTCTGAGAAAGCAACCCCATCCCTATTGATGCCCCCATGCCAGCACCCATTCCCCTGTTGGCCTTTTGGACCGCTTGCCCGGCACGGCTTTCTCGGATGCCACGCGCACCTGAACCTATTTTCTGAAGTCGCCTACCCATCAGAGTTTTGCGTTCTCGCGGACCAGTCTTCTCGGGGTCAGCACTATCGGGGGCCCACCAGTTGTTGTATGCACTGCCACCGTAAAACTTGTGCATTCTTGAGCCAAGCCTAGACTTTGGGTTGAATGTGCTTGAACCGGGACCAGTTGTCGCACCAACGCTAAGGGGCCATAGTCCCTTGGCGCCACCGCCCGTACCAAGATACTGCGAACTCCCCACTAGCCTTTTGCGATATTTATCTGCAGCCCAGTTTGTAAATCTTCCGCTGCTGGCCCCAGGACTACTTGGGCCAGACCCGAACCCTGTGGCACCATGCCTTTGAGATTCCCCGTATCTTCGTGCTATCCAACTTTCTCGCCCGCGGATTATGCGCCCAGACGCAGTTACGGTTTTTCGCCCAGTTACCGGGTCAACGCGCTGGTCCGCAGGAACAAATACACCGGACCGAAACCGTTGACCAGTTATATTTAATTGGCTTCGGTCAATTGGGCCCGTGCCGCGCCCAGTTTCGGAAAAACTTACCATCCGGCCCCCAACGCGCTGTTGGCTCAATGGTACCGCCGGTGCACGAACACGAGTACTCGGACCAGAACCGGGCCCTGCGCCCGGTCTGCCGTAACCCAGGGACGGAGTAGTTACATTGTTATTTGCTATTTGGTATCCAGGGTTTGATTTAAGGCCGTACGAGGCGACAGGCCTACCGTTGACGTTTACCACGCCTGCGGTTACATTCATATTGGCCGCCTGCCGAATTCCACTCTGGGATTGGCCAACCCACCCGCCAGCATTGTTTTTCATTTTTCTTGACATAGCAATAATTCCGGCTAATCCAGCGAACGAACCAATACCGCCCTCGCCCCCACCGGTCATGGCCTTCATCACCTTAGTGAAAATGCCTAGAAAGCTTGTGAATTTATCTACCATCAATGTGATGCCATCAACGATTTTTGTGATGAACGGCATTGCTTCTATGAACATCGCTCTAACGACACTTACGTAATTGCCGATTCTCGTTATCAATGTTCCGACCGCTGTTCCGAATTCAAGAAAGCTAGTTCGGTGCTTTATAAGTTCAGCGTTAAATGTTCCGAATTTTTCTTTTAGTTGTACCCATATTGGGCCGAGAATGTTTTTGAGCATATCTTCAATTACCCCAGCGCCGTCAGTTAACGGTCTCAGGAAGTCAAGCATTCGGTTATAGCCCTCTGTGAACATTTTCCATTTGTCGGCCATTCTGGAAAACATGTCGACCGAATCCGGTAGATAATCGCGGGTTAGGTGAATAATTAAATCTGAAACCTTTTGGGCCGCATCGGAAATCTTGTCAATAAACCCGCCCGTGCCAAAGGCCTCAATTTCGCCAAAAACCCTTTGAAATGTGGACTTAAAAATGCGCGAAACTTCCTCAAGTTCTTTTTTGACTGGTGCCAAAAATACCTGACCAAAATCTGCAAACTGATTTTTGAATCCAGTCATCGTTGCTTTAAACATGCTTATCAAGGTTGAGTTGACTGCCGCAAATTGCCCCTCAACGCCACCCATCTTTGCCAGTTCTCCGCTGGTAATGGCTTTAATTAAGTCGTCTTTGCTTTTTTTTCCGCCCCTAGTTTTGACTAATTTCTCGTATTCATCTAAAGCCTTTTTCATTTGTGGTCCAAGCTTTAGGGCCGATGCTTTAATTGAGTCGTATGAACCACCTACTTTTTGCAGTTCCCCAACAAGGTCGGCGGCTGCTTTTGTGCCCGTTTTCAGGTCTTGACCGGCGGATGCAAAATCCATCAACCCCTTGAGCATTGACGCACTTGAGGCATTAAATTTCCCAGTCTTATTAATAATTGCCCCATAAGCAGCGACGAGGTTATCCGTGCCGACAGCGGCCAATTCTGTATCATGAGTAAGCATCCGCATGTTTACTCTGGCCTGGTTTAGGGTGCTACCAAATTCTTTGCGATTTGTTGTTGCAAATGCGTACATTGCTGCTTGCTGTTCGCGCATCGCTGCCGCCAGTGTGCCCGCGGCGATAGTCAGACCAGCCATTGCACCAGCGGTCATTTTCATGGCACCGCGATAAAGCTTCATTATGCCCTGACCAATGGCAAAAAAGCCGTGAACCAACATCATTGCGGCACCCAACAGGACCATTTCGGCAACGACGATTTTCAAGCTTCCCGTGACGAATTTCATCAAGCCCTTGCCCATCATTTGGACCATCTTGTCAAGACTGTCAAAATGTTTCTTCCATTTGCGGCTTGTATTTTTCAGGGTGTCAGCCGTTTTCCCATAATCCTGTATGGTCTTTTTCGCAGCGGCGGCATTATTGGCATTGCGTTTGCGAGACGTTCCTTCCGACCTGGCAAGGCGCTCAAGTTTCCGGCGAGTTTTGTCAATGGCAGAATCATCAGACGATACTTCAATCTTGATTGTGACTTTTTCGTCAGCCATTGGGTGCCCCAAGTAGTGGTAATAAGCCGACAGGACTAAATCTTAGGATTTGGCCCGCTTTGCTTCAGCTTCGCGGTCTTGTGATATAACTTTACCACATGCTAGGCGTATCAGCCATTCCTCATCAGTGCAATCAAGTAATCGGATTGGGTCGCAGCCGAATAGTTCTCCGAGCCGCGCCGCCGTGACGACGCGGGTGTCATCTACTAATTCGTCGTAGACCCCTTCGTAGGGTCCACGGCCTCAATTGTGTCCGAATACCCTGAGGCATCAAGAATTGCAACTGCGGCGGCCTCTACGTGTGGGTCGAGCCCGAAAAATGCTCGTACCGCTTCTGGGATTGGACGAACTTGGTCGGTCATGTGTAAAACCTCAGTTGAGGCGAAATTAAGTTCATAGCCATCGTTGTCAAGAACCTCATCATCATTGAAATGAATGCCCTGAGTCGTGTTGCCAACTACCCATGCCGCGAATTTCGTCGCATCCATCCCCGCGCGTGTCTCATCGCCGGCATTTTTGCGCCAGTGCTTCATTTGCTGCTGAGTGATATTTGGGCTGATGCGGAGTTTCACACCTGGTCGTTCTGGGACGTCAACGTAAACGTCTGGGCGAATAACTTTTGCCTGAATTGCGGCGGTCAATTTGCTCAATACCGTATTGCCGATATCCTTGCCGGATGTTTTCGCTTTAGCCGATACGGGCTTTTCATCCTTTGTCGCTGGCGTGTCGTCTTCGTATAGTTCACTGACCATATGGGTGTGTCCTTTGTTGTAATTGGTTGGCTTGATGTAAACCTAGCACGGCAGATGCGCGCAATATTGCAACTAAAGAAACGCCCAATTTCGCCCCAAGGGGCTATTTGTTAGACTTCTGCCGGGACGCTCACGTCGCTGACCGCAAAGGTCAGTGCAAAGGTTGCCGGGGCACCAGACGACGAGTCGCCGTCTGGCTCGGTAAGACCCACAAGGAGTGCATTTGTATAGACCCTATCGGTCCCCTTGACTTCAATGTTGCAGTCATATGTTTTGATGTTTACATCGTAAAAAACTTGACCAATCAGGGGGCGCAGGGCACGAATGCTTCTTGCGATACCCGTTGCCGCTGCATCATCGTCATAATGGGCCGTCAGCGTGATGTCACCAATTTCGGCTGGTGCGCACAATACGGTCGGGCGACTCGCGCCGCCTTCGTAGATTTTCTCCACGGATGCCGTAATCTCCCCGCCCGAAACTTGGGCGAACCTGAATGAAGGGGGGAAGCTTGGTGCCGATGCGCCGGTCGTGACAGTGTTGCGGTTGCCCTTAACGATTTCAGCCAGTACTTGTCTTTGTGCTACTTTTGCCATTTCCTTATTCCTCCGTTATTAAACGACTGATGTGGTCAGGTTTGATTTAATGATGTTGACTTCAATCTTGTCGCCGATGCTTGAAACCCTGACACCGATGCGGGCTTTTACTAGACCCGTAGCCAACTGGGCTACTGGGTTTAGCGAGTTGTCGCACTTAACCGTGTAGCCGTAGTCAAGTCTAACACCATTGGTGTTGAATGCTTCGTAAAGGGCTCCCTTAATTCTGAATCCCTCAAGCACCGCAATAAGGCGTGCCTCAATATTGGCAAACGAATGGTTCCGACCATCAATGGTGTGGAACAAGATGTCCTCAAGGGTGCGATAGCCCTGCGTGACAACATCGTTGACGGTGTCCTGTGATGTGATGAAGCGGTAATTTGAGTCATCGGTTGAAAGTGAACGAGCGCCATAAATACGCACCGTATTCGCAATTACCCGAATCGCATTTACACGCTCGTCATCCAATAGGTCCCCGTTGGCTTTGCTCACATCGGTGACCACGCCGTTGACCCATTGAGCCACTGATGGTAAACCAGCGTATGGCTGGTGAGTACCGGTAGTGTTGACAACAGCAGAACGCTTTGCCGCAACATATCCATCTGGCGGAGTAAGATTGTTTACACCAGCGACTGCTGATGGTACATACACCCATGGGTAGTACAGCGCGGCGTGTTCGGCATCATCAAGGGCGGACATTGTCTGACCGAGCGTCTTTGTTGTGGCAAT